AAGCATTAACAGATACTGAATTAGAATTACTAACTGCACCAGCACCAGAGTTTCCAACATTTAGTTTAGACTTTGATACTATTGCAGAGCAGTTTACTTTTACAAGAGGTTCAGAAGCAACGTTTGTTAATGAGCAAGGATTAATTCAAAGTACAAATGAATTAGGAGCAGAGTTGGTTACTAATGGCTCGTTTGATACAGATAGTGATTGGAGTGCAAATGGATGGGTTATAAATAATGGACAAGCATCAAATTCTTTAAGTGGTACTGGTCATAATTTGTTTCAAGGAAATGTTACTTCTGTTGGTGGAACTTTTAAAGTTGTTATAAATACAACAATAAGTGCTGGTAGTGTTGTTGTTATGTTAGGTGGAGGTACTGGTGGTTACAATGTAATAGGAGAAGCAACAACAAGTGGAACTTTCACTTATTATGGAGTATCTAATGGAACTGATAATAGAATTTTATTACAAACTGGTAGTGGAACAACAGTAGGTAGCGTTTCAATAGACAACGTATCAGTTAAAGAAGTAATATCTGCAACTAACACACCAAGAATAGATTATTCAACTGGAGTAGAAGCATTTTTACTTGAACCACAGTCAACTAATTTGGTAACTTATAGTGAAGATTTTACAACTAATTGGAGCAACCTTATAAGTGGTTCAGGTGTTAATCCAGTAGTTACATCAAATCAAGGTATAAGTCCAGATGGAAGTTTGAATGCTGATAAAGTTGTGTTTGATTTAAACGGAGGGACTTCTTCTTCTGATTATTCTTTATTAGATTATAGTTTAAGTGGTTTATCAAACCCACACACTTTAGATACATCAATTTATTTGAAATCAAGTGATGGCAATGATTACCAAGTAGCCATATATAATAGAGGCACAAATATTCAAATAATTACAGTAACAAATCAATGGAAAAGATTTTCTGTCAATGGTACAAGAAGCAATACAGCAAATAATTTTAGAATAGGTTTATTTGGAGATAATTCAAGTAATACTGCAAGTTTGTTATTGTTTGGTGCACAAATAGAACAAAGTACATACGCAACATCGTATATCCCAACAGATGGAGCATCAGCTACTAGAAACCAAGAAACTTGTGCAGATGCAACACCTACAATTAATAGCGAGGAGGGAGTATTGTATGCAGAGATAAGTGCTTTGGCTGGAACTGGTGGTGGCACAAGAAGAATAGATATTGGTAATTCTTTAACACCAAATCAATATGTTAGGTTACAGATTGCAAATGGAGATGGTACTTTATATGGCATAGTAAATAATGGTTCTGAACAATTTTTATTTAATTATACATCTTTTAATGCAACACAAAATAATAAAATAGCAATTAAATATAAGGAAAATGATTTTGCATTATGGGTAAATGGTGCAGAAGTAGCAACAGATACAAGCGGTTCAACATTTAGTGCTAATACGTTAACTAAATTAAATTTTGGTAGTAACACAACTAATTTCTACGGAAACACAAAAGACTTACAAGTATTTGACAAGGCATTATCTGATTATCAATTAAAACAATTAACAACAATATAATCACTAATAGTTATAACCAAAAGGGTAACAATTACACACATATAAACAACAAGAGTAAATCTTTACATAAGGAAGTAAATAAGATAAGAAAATTAAAAAAACTATACAGATAAACACCAATAGTTATAACCAAAAGTTAAAATAAATAAAGATATGAATATTTACAAAACAGTATTTGATACTGAAGAACAAGGAAAAGAAGTTTTAATCCAAAAAGGTGTTTGGGAAGAAGTAACCGATGAGGGTTTTACATCTATGCAATATATCAACGGAACAAAAGCAGTTGTTAATATTGGTAAGGTAGTAGAAATACCAGCAACTTATGATGATGAGGGTAACGAATTAACACCACCAGTTTATTATCCAGGTTGGGCATACGATATTATGAGTACAGATGATTTAGACTTTGGAGATAAGGAAGTATATCCAGGAGATGCATCAGCACATCAGTTTTATGGTTACCCAAGAAATGCAGAAATGCCTAAATAAAAAAACATTATATTTGTTTTATGAAATCAAGTGTTAAAAATTATTATGTTCAAACTAATTCTTGGTTGATTGACGTTCAAATGAATTATCAATACAAACATGTTTAGTAAAATGAACTTATCGGATTTAAAACTCACTGTGCTCAACAGTATAGCTTTAGTTGTTTCATTTAGTAAAATGGAAGCAATACTAAAAATAATATTATTAATAATCTCTATTGTGTATACGGCACAAAGAATTTATGCTAACTATAAGGAAAATAAATGAAACACTTTAGCTACAAAGAATTTGATTCACCTGACATGCCAGGAAGTGGTAACTTAATGGATGAAAATTTTCTACAGATGCTTGATGAGGTTCGTGATAAATTTGGAAAGCCTATTGTTATAAATAGTGGGTATAGATCGCAAGAGCATAACGCAGCAGTTGGTGGTAAACCTAAGACTGAAACTTCAAAAGGTTCAAGTCATATGTATGGGTTAGCAGCAGATATAAAATGTGATAATAGTGTTGATAGATTTCATTTAATATTTTTACTACAAGAAACAGGTTTTCAAAGAATAGGAGTTGCCAAAACTTTTATTCATGTAGATTTAGATTTAGAGAAGTCTCAGCAAGTAATGTGGATGTATTAGTATGAAAAAAATATTAGATTGGTTTGGAAGTACTGTAGTCAAAGACATAATGGGTGGTCTTGATAAACTATTTACTTCTAAAGAAGAAAAAATATTAGCAGAGAATGCTATCAAGCAAATTCTTATTGAGAAAGAGCTAGAGCTGCAAAGGATGCAGACAGAAATAATTGTAGCCGAAGCGAAAGGAAATTGGATTCAAAGAAGTTGGAGACCAATTTTAATGTTAGCTTTTGGGTTTATAGTTATCTATGTAAAGTTTCTTGCTCCTTTGTTTGATTTAAAAATACCTGAGCTTGAAAACGAGTTTTGGAATTTGCTACAAATAGGAATAGGAGGATATGTTATCGGAAGAACAGGAGAAAAAATGATGAAATCATATTCAGACACAAAAAAATAATATTATGCCAAAAATTAGTTCATATAATACAGTTACACCCCAGAGTGATGATAAGATAGTTATCACTCAAACAAATGGGACACCAACAGATGTAACCAAGAACATTACTGTCGATGGTTTAAAAACTTACATAGGACAAGCTGATGATATTCCTACTCCATATATGTATGTTTTGAAAAGACCACATGTTGATGCAACTACAAAAAATAAAAAGGCTTTTGTGGCTATGCAAAAACCAATTGAAACAGATTGGTTAACTAAAAATCCTAGGCTTTTTATGTTTAGATATAGAAAGTCAAAAACTAGAAGAATAGATTCAGGTGGCAGTTATTCCTATATAATGAAAAGGGCAAATTTTGTTCACCCTTCTCATAACAATGGAGTGTATCAGAGAGCTAATTTTCCAGGTAGCAATTGGGCATCAACACCTCAAGGTACTAATAGTGGAATCCAATTTTTCCCTATTCCAACAGAATGGGATATAAATAGTGAATTAAAGATTGCTAAGACAGGGTCATTGATAACTGACTTTGCTTCGCTAAGACCTACTACATATATTGAAGTGCCTTTTAATCCTTTAGGATTTTTGTATGATGTCGCAAATCCAACAGAAGTGACATCACTTCCTGCGACAACAACACAGGATTTTTGGGGGACAAGATTTTCCGTTCTTAGACCTGCTTCTAATGCGTATGCTGAACCTAATGATGATGGATTGCGTACCTCACAAATTATAATGAAATTTGCTATAGGTATACCAAACCCTACATGGACAAAAACAAACCATGAGTTGCCATACATATTTGGAGACTTATCAAACGCATTAATGTTAAAGTATCAATATAACAGGTCTGATAATAAAATTGTAAATAATTATACAATAACACAAGGCTCTAGTGGTCCTGCTCAAAGGTCTGATTATTAAAATATGCGAGGTGTGCAATTAGCCCTACATCTTTGTGATGTTGTCAATTAGTATTACATCCTTGCGATGTTTGCAACTAGTGCCACCTCTTCGCTTAGAATACCTCTGTTTACTCAGGGGTATTTTTTTTTGATTATATTTGTATAAATTAAATCTAATTAAATGAATGATATTCGTAAGATAGCAGTTGGTCCTGATTATAAAGGAGGAGCTATGCATTATGTTGTTGGACAAGAAATATTAAAAGGTACTTACAAAATACATCACATAAGATATGATGAAAATGTAGATGCCTTTAAGATATGGATTGAATCCACATATAACAAAGAAATTGTTTTGTGGAAGCAGTTTATTAATATGCCTGTATCTGTCGAATATAATATTAATTTCTAATGAAATCACCTTACCTATTTATCACTACTCCTTTAGATAATAAAAGATATAACAACACTAAAAATATAGGTGGAGTAGACTTTATAACAAGCACCTCAGAAGAAAACCATAAGGCATCTAATCGTATTGCTGAGGTGGTAGCCACACCTATTGTGTATGATGGTCCTATTAAACCAGGAGATAAACTTTTAGTTCATCACAATGTTTTTAAATTTTATAATGACATGCAGGGAAGAAGAAAAAGTGGCAGGAGTTATTTTATGAATAATTTGTTTTTTGTTGAGCCTGATCAGTTTTATATGTATCATGATGGAAATCACTGGAATACGAATGGAAGGTATTGTTTTACAAAACCTGTTCCTACTGAAGATTATTATCTATACAAAAACACTAACGAAGAACCATTAGTGGGTGAGATAAAGTATAGCAATGAATATTTGCGTTCACAAAATGTAAATACAGGAGACAAAATATGTTTTAAACCAGAAAGTGAATATGAGTTTGAGGTGGATGGTGAAAAACTTTATCGAATGTTTGATCATCAAATAACAATTAAATTATGAAAGACAAGCCTAAAAGAAAAAAAAGACCAAGAATAAAATATAATCCAAATGGCACTAGACCCACAAACTTTAAAGAAGAATATTATTCAGGCAGGAATGAGAGCCGTAGAGCAACTAATTAAAGTTGCTAAGGAAGATATAATTAAGCCAGACCCTGAAGATGAGTTGGCTGCTGACAGATTAAAAAACGCTGCAGCTACTAAGAAGTTAGCTATATTTGATGCTTTCGATATACTAACTAGAATAGAAAATGAAAAAAATTTAATGGAAATCGAAGCACGAGGTCCAAGTAAACTAGATACTAAACAAGGATTTGCAGAACGAAGGTCTTCATAGTTTATACAGGGTTATAGATAACTACATACCTAAAGGTATTCTTAAAAAAAAGAATAGAAATAGGTCATGGAAATATGGCTATGATGAAAAGTATGATGTTGTTGTAATTTCTAAAACAGGTGAGGTAGGTGAGATATATGAAATTAACGGACTTAGGATTGGCTTGCCTAAAGCTCCAGAGTCTATTCAAAGAGACAATAACAAGTGGGAAAGAGAAGAACCACCAAAAGCAATTCTAAAAATACAATCTATATTCCAATGGAATGAGCATTCTAATACTTTTAAAGCTCAATGGGTAGACTATATTGAAAGTGAGTTTGATAAAAGAGAACAAGGCTATTGGTTTATAAACAAGAACACTAGTACATATATAACTGGGTCACATTATATGTACCTTCAATGGACAAAAATTGATGTTGGGTATCCAGATTTTAGGGAGGCTAACAGAATTTTTTACATTTTTTGGGAGGCATGTAAGGCAGATCCTAGATGCTTTGGCATGATATATTTAAAAATTAGACGTTCAGGTTTTTCTTATATGGCATCTGAAGAGTGTGCAAATGTGGGAACAATATCTAAAAACTCTCGTATTGGAATATTATCTAAATCTGGTTCTGATGCAAAAAAAATGTTTACAGACAAGGTTGTTCCAATTGTGAGAAACTATCCGTTCTTTTTTAAGCCTGTGCAGGATGGTATGGATAAACCAAAAACTGAATTAGCTTTTAGAATACCTGCATCAAAGATTACAAAAAAGAATATGTACAATGTTGATGATGAAGAGATGGAAGGTCTTGACACAACCATTGACTGGAAGAATACAGATGACAACTCTTATGATGGTGAAAAACTTTTATTATTAGCTCATGATGAAAGTGGTAAATGGCTAAAGCCTAACAATATACTAAATAATTATCGTGTGACGAAAACTTGTTTAAGGTTGGGTAGAAGAATAATTG